AGCTCAACAGTATCAGGCTCAACAGTCACCTACTCTTGCACGTTTGAGGCTGGAGATGCCACAGGAACCGTCACAGAAGCCGGAATATTTAACGCTTCTAGCTCTGGGACTATGTTGTGTCGGTCTGTATTTTCAGCAATTACCAAAGGCGCTAATGATAGTCTTAACGTCAGTTGGGCGATAACAGTAACGGCATCATAGGAAACTTATGTCTACGATTGTAACCAGATCAGGAAAAGGCTCGCCGCTAACCAATACAGAGTTAGATGCTAACTTTACTAATCTAAATACTGATAAGATTCAGTCAGGCAATACAGTTGCGGCTCTTACGATTACCGATCTAGTAGTGAGCAATGGGCTGACTGTAGACACCAACACCCTAAAGGTAGATAACGCAAACAATCGGGTTGGAATATTAGATGCGACTCCAGCGGTATCGTTAGACGTTGGTACAGCCACAGATGCCGTTCATGTTCCCACAGGAACCACCGCACAACGTCCCACAGGGGCGGCAGGAATGTTTCGGTATAATACAACCGATACGAAGTTTGAAGGCTACAGCGGCGGTTCATGGAGCGAAATCGGGGGTGGTGGCGCAACCATATCGGTAGATAATTTCACAGGAAACGGCTCAACAACTGGTTTCACGCTTGGGGCTGATCCGCTTACAGAAAATAATACTAATGTTTATATTGATGGTGTTTATCAGTTTAAGAACACATACGCGGTATCAGGAACCACGCTCACGTTTTCAACAGCACCGCCTAATGGTTCACTGATTGAGGTGAGCCGTATATCGGCAAGCGCGGTATCAGTAGGAACCCCCGATGACAACACAGTTTCAACTGTCAAGATACAAAACAACGCTGTCATAACGGCGAAAATTGCCGATTCAACTGGGGCAAGTGACGGAATCACCTCTGCAAAACTGGCAACAAGTGCGGTCACCACGGCAAAGGTGGCAGATGACGCTATCACTTTGGCTAAAATGGCAAGCGGCACAGACGGCAATATAATTAGTTATGATGCGAATGGTGACCCAGTGGCAGTTGCGACAGGAAATGCGGGACAGGTATTAACCTCTGCTGGTGCGGGTGCGCCTCCAACCTTTGCAACAATATCAACAATATCAACCAGTAAAGTCTTTTTCATGGGGCAACTATAATGACAACGAAAGCGGACGGCGTTGACCTCTCAGCGACCACGGCGGCAGATGTAGGTCAAGCAGGATCAAGCGGTGGGACTTATTCGGTCACCATAACTAATAGAAGTACAGCCGCGAGGACAGTTAGGCTAGGGCTTGGAACCTCTAGCGCAACCTTTCAAGATGCGAGATATCTTTTATATGATGAGCCGCTTGCGGCAAAAACATCTTTGACATTTGCGCCAGTGGTAGCAGAAGCAAACGATTATATTATCGCATATAGTTCTGGGGCTACTGTCAACGCAATTATGATGGGGCATGACGAATAATGGCAGGGGTAACTAGATCAAGGGCAGCAGCCGCTTCAATAATAAAATCTATCCAACGCGGTCAGACAACAGTTAATACCAATAGCATAGGAACTGTTACAAGTAGCAATGTTACTATTAACGCGGTGGATTTATCAAAATCGTTTGTTTCTGTAAGTTTTAAAAATGGAATGGGCGGCGGTAATTACCTTAACAATGATACTTATTATGGATTTACTACGACCTCTATCGCGCTAGGTGGATATTTATCTTCTACAACCCAAATAACTTTGGCTCAAGGGGTATGGCGAAGATACAATTCAACCCAATTTCATAGTGGCGGGACCTGTTATTGGGAGGTAGTTGAATATGAGTAAAATATACGCGCACCTTAATAGTGATAATTTATGTGAAGCAATTACAGAGTATCAAACAACTTTGGATAGTCCTCCCTCTCACTATAAAGAGATAGAAACTTTTGATGAATCTTTAATAGGCAAAAAATGGAATGGTTCGTCTTGGGAAGCTGTAGAGGAATAAATAATGGCTCTTACTAAAGTATCAAAAGGTGTTTTCAGTAGCGATACCGTTCTTCCAGTTGATGCGGTTGGTGGCAATTACGGAAGCACAAGCGCACCGATTACGATAGCGGTAACAGTGGGAACCAAGACAGCCGCGCATCCCTATAACGGTGATGGTAGTAGTTCCGCATATTTTTTAGATGGCGTAGAGTCTCCAGCTATTCAGTTACATGGTGCGGATAACGTAACCTCATCCAGTGAATACATATACCGATTTGACCAAGCCGATAGCTCAAACAGCGGCCATCCTTTTAGGTTTTATTTAGATGCCGATAAAACAACGGCTTTCACTTCTGGCGTAACAACAAACGGAACCGCTGGAAGCTCTGGAGCTTATACGCAGATAGCCGTAACGGAAGATACACCAAGCATATTATATTATCAGTGTAGCTCACACGCTTACATGGGGAACTATGCGACTGTTCCGGCAAGTAATAAGATAAACCATACCGAAGCATTAATTGATATGCCTACTACCACGACTACTTTGGTAGGCACAAACACCACGGACACGCTCACAAATAAAACTATTTCAGCAGGAGCGTTTTCCGGCGTATCTAATTTCCAAGCCGCACTAACAGAACAAGCGGTATCCCTTACATCAGGCACTTCAGTCACTTTAGATATCAGCGCAGGGAGTCTTTTCACAATCACACTGGCTCATAACATAGGCACGTTTACATGGAGTAATCCGGCATCATCTGGAGACGTATCTGCTTTCGTTTTGAAAGTGACTCAGGACGGAACAGGCAATAGAACTATAGCTTTCCCAGCCTCAGTTGATTTTGCAGGAGGAACCGCCCCCACCTTGTCAACTGGAGCCAATGACGTAGACATATTCGTGTTCTTCAGTAGCGATGGGGGGACAACCTACTACGGATCTACCCTTGGACTGGATATGTCATAATGAGCCTAGGTAAGTTAGTTCTTTCTGGATCGGGAACAACAGAAGAAACAGATGATGACTTTAATCTAGTCACTGCGCTGTATCATTTTGATGGATCTAATGGAGCGCAGAATAATACTTTTTTAGATTCATCAGATAGTGGGCATAGTCTCACTCGGAATGGAAATCTTACTCAAGGAACCTTCAGTCCTTTTAGTGCAGAAGAAGGTAAGTGGTCAACACAATTCCCAGTGGGTGTTGCAACAAATAAGCTAGAGTTCGCTTCTTCTGCTGATTTTGCGTTTGGAACAGGAGCTTTCACGGTAGAAGGCTGGGCTTATGTCACAGCAGATACTTACGACTACAGCAGATTGTTTGCTATTGGGCCATACTATAACAATGCTAATAGTGTGGGCATCACTGTGGATCACACAGATAATAGCTCTAAAACCTCTTTTTATGCTTACAACGCAGTAAACGGTCCGCTCTGCCTTTCTACAAGTGCCACTCCAAGAAATGAATGGTTTCACTGGGCTGTTACAAGAGATAGCACAGGCGATTTCAGGCTATTTACAAATGGAAACTTAGACTCAACAAATACGTCTTACAGAACTACTGATATAAGTCCCGGAGGTAATCAACCTTTTGTTGTTGGGTCAACAACCGATAGGGCTGTTTCAGAACCCTATGAAGGGTTTATGTCAAACGTGAGAGTGGTAAAAGGATCAGCTTTATATACCTCTAGCTTTACCCCTAGCATCTCGCCTCTAACTGCTGTAACAAATACAAAATTGCTTACTTGTTGCAGTAATAGATATAGAGACAAAAGTACATCTGCTCATGCTGTAACTGTTGGTGGTAATCCAAAAATACAACCCTTCTCACCCTTTGCGCCTAGCGCAGAATATGATGCGTCAACCATGGGGGGGTCAGGGTATTTTGATGGGAGTGGAGATTATTTAAGACTTCCAACAAGTAATGATTTTGATTTTTCTGGTAGTTTTACAATAGAGGTGTGGCTTTACCTTGATGATGTGTCAGTTTCCAGAACCGTTTTAGGTACTTGTGCCAACATTGGAGGTAGAGGCGGTATTTATTTTGGCACAAGCGGAACTAATTTTATATTTTTCCAATACATCACAAACACGACTTTACTTAGTGCTCCAATTACTAGGTATCAATGGAATCATGTAGCGGCTGTTCGTAACGGATCAGTCATAACTCTATATATCAACGGAACAAGTGTTGGAAGCTCAACATTTAGCAATAGTTTTTCAGGTGATTCTGCAAATGGGGGTGTCGGAGGATTTTATTCTAATCCGGGGGTATATTATCTTGACGGATTCATGTCAGACATGAGAGTGGTTAATGGGACGGCAATGTATACATCAAACTTTACTCCCCCAACAGCACCGCTAACAAAAGTCACAAACACTAAATTACTTTTAAATTTTACCAATGCCGCTATCTTTGACCAAACAGGTAAAACAAATGTACAAACAGTAAGCACCGCCCAGTTAGACACTGCTGTTAAGAAGTTTGGAACAGCTAGTGCAGAGTTTAGCGGTAACACTACAGATAAGCTGGTAGCCATCTTCTCAGGTATAACGATTGGAACAGGTGATTTTACTATTGAGTTTTGGGTTTATTTTGATGCTATTAGTGATGGGAATGTTTATACGTTATTAGATGGAAGAACATCTGGAGATACTTCTAATTTGATGTGGGCACAAGAGGCGTATGGTACTTGGTCAATTCAAGATGGTGCAGGATCTAATCTAAACGAGGGATGGGATTCTTCTACATTTTCAACTGGAACGTGGTATCACATTGCACAAACAAGAGAGTCTAGTGTTAGTAGATTTTTTGTTAATGGGACAAAAACAAGCGGCAACCTGACCGATACTACTAATTATGATTCACAAACTTATCACATTGGTGGTCGCTATGCGGTAGGGGGCAACAGTACAAATGGCTATATAGATGAGTTAAGAATAACAAAAGGAAAAGCCCGATATACCTCTAACTTCACTGTACCGACTGAAGAATTTTTAAATAGGTAATTAATATGCAGATAGCAATAATTAAAGATAATAAAGTTGAAAAAATAGGAGAACACAGAGAGCTATTTAAAAATGTTGCGTTTCCTAAATCTGGCCCACCTGCTGATTGGATGACCGAAAACTCTGTAATGCCTGTCACCTTGAGCCGTTCTTACGATAGGATGACTCAGAAAAGCACTAGCGTAGATCCTTATATTGAAGATAATGTTGTATATCTACACAAGATAGAAAGTCTGACAGACAGTGAAAAGACAGCCGCGCAGACAGAAGCAAATAACAGAGTAGCAGAATCACAAAGGGCAGAGCGAAAC